CTAAACGCAGGGGTTCAGTTGGAGCATCGTGAATGGGTACAGGCCGTGCCAGAACGGGCTTGGGCCATCATACATAATCCGGTCTCCCGCGAAGATCGCTAGACGCTTCCTTGGGAATAGGCGGGCACCCGGAGGCACGATGTAGTGGTAATTGTACTCGCTCGGGTGCAGGTCCTTATTCTGGACAAATTCGTCGTTGCCCGATTCGTTGATTGACCAGTCGTCGAAGTAGACCTCCTTCAACTCGATCACCGGGAACGGGACGTAAGTTCCTTCGGACTCTCGAACCGGCCCTCCGCGCATCGACATTCGCCGCTTCATCGCAGGGCTCATCGCATTCCAGGTATATTCCGGAACCGATGACGGTCTGACGTACTTATCCTGCGAGAGTGACCGGCTCAGGTTGACCGTGTACCTCTCAAGCCCCTCACACTTCTCCTTACCGAACTTCGCATAAAAGTAAGGCAGGGGCTTGTAATTCTGGTAGATGACTGCCACCGACTCCTGAAGCTGTCCGTTGCATAGGACCGGGATCACCTGGTCGGCTCCGTGAGCCGAAAACTGGAATACATTCTCTCCGGCTACATGCTTCAGGAATCCAGTTCCGAACAGGGCATGGTCGATCCAGTCCACCACGGTCATATCTAGATTCTGCTTGAACCACAGCGCCCGAATATATTTATGGACCGTCTCGGCCTGCTGTTTGTATTCTTTGACCGATGAGGTTACGTCGATCGTGGGGCGGATCTGACTGAGGGAGGAAAGCGCTTCACGCCGCATGTCCGCGAGGTAATTATCCACATAGCTGCTGCGGTAAGCTGGCCTGTTGGCATCGTAAAAACTCCCCTCTAAGTATGCGATTGTCTGGTCGATCTCCTGGAGATCCTTCCAGGACCGCATCTCCTCCATGCCCTGGCGGAGAAGGCTATCGCGCCATGCGATCAAGCGTCGGGCATACCCATCAGATCGGTCGAAGGTCCCGGACTTCCTCTGGACGTCTGCGCGTGGAACAACTGCAAGAGAGGCCATAGTTCACTTGTCACCCTTTCCCACGGCAGAGAGAGGTCAACGACGCGCCTTTAGCTTGCGCTCTGCCCGGTGCGGCGCGTTGGGTTGGCGGTGGCTATTCCCGCCCTTTACTGTCCGGCCCTTGCGGCCTTTCTTTTTGAACACGATTAGGAGCCTCCTGAGGTCATCCTACTCTGGCTTAGCGACTTGTGCAACCTTGTGCTCGGCTTCTTTGAGGTCCTGGAGGGTCGCTGTGGTTTTCTGGAAGCGGCGTCCATCCTCAGAAACTTCGGTGTTAGTGTCGAAATCGCGGGGGTTCGCCAGCCCTTCGGCGCGGCATATTTCGGCCTGCTTTTGCCACGTATCCACGTACACCGGCTCAGGCTTTCCGCTCACGCTAGATTTCGTCCGCCACATCCAATGCCCCAAGTCTTCTCGGTGCCCGTCATCCAAAGACTTATCCACGTACCTCCGAGACATCTCCCCCATAAATGGGCTGGCGAAGGTGCTGGGCAGCCTTGTCCTGCACTGACCGCACCATTCGCACAGCTTGGCGGGGTCGTCGTAGTGCCGGTAGAAATCATCCACTATGAGGCCGCGCAGGTCACAGTTTTCGGATTCGCATACAGATTCGAATATGGGCATGGCTAGGAACCGAACTGGGGGTTTTTGGGGTCCCCTACGAAACCGCCAGGCTCCCCGTCTAACTCATCCTGGCGCTTCCGTAACTCATCCTGGCGCTTCAGTACCCACTCTCGGGAGGCACCCCCGCCGACAAATCCAGCCATTCTCCGATTGACCCGGCGCTGGACTGGACCCAGACTGCCACTGCCGGACACAACGAACGGAGTCTCCTTCTGCGCCAACTTATGCCATCGCATGGGGTCACGGAGATCCTTGTCATAGAAGTCTGCGCTCAACTTGGCGCGGGCCTGCGCCCGTTTAGCGCTTGGCGAGTACGACTCGATCCTGGTTAATAGGCCATCGATCCGCCGCCAGCGTCCACGCGCCCAAAGGAAGCTCTTGCGGGAAGACTCGAATTTCGACCAGAATGCCGCCTTAAGTTTCCGCATTATTGCTTCTCCTGTACGGCGCTGGGCTCAGCCGCCGATTCACTAAATAGCCCGCCACCCAGAGATTCCTGGATCAACTTGACCAGATCGGTCCCGGTCTCAAACTTGGCCCCTAAGAGTTTCTCTATAGCTTCCCTGTCCTTCGGCATCATGCGGACCAACTGCGGGTAGCCAGCGTTCCCCATGTTGTACTGCATCGGGTCGCCGTCCATAAAGATATCCCAGATATCCTGGATCAACTCCTTCACGGTGCGCCCCTGAGCGTTGGCGGCTTCCTCGTAATACTCTTCATATACCGGGTCCACCGAGCACTTAAAGGTCATTTTACCCTCCTCGCGCCCCGTCGCCTCGGAGAGTAGCGGAATCAGTTCTTCGCCGCACTCCACCTCAAGCCCGGTAGCCTCAGTAATTCGGGCCATCTCGGCTGGGGAAAGAACCAGCCCACCTCCGGCTACGTCGCCAAGGAACTCCTCGGCCACTTTAGATAATTTCTGGGTGTCGTTTAGCGATTCCTCGCTGACAAGCCCGGTCAAGTTGTTGACTTGCTCTGCGGATAGGTCAATTTGAAGGTTAAATCTCACGGTAGAGGCCACAGCGTTCTCCTGGCCTTGATAGTAACGCGGATAGGTCTTGACTTGCAAGGACCACTACAAATCTTCCATCCTGGGCTCGCAAGCCACCCCTTCCGGCCTCTTCCCCATCAAAGACATCAACCCCTCATACCCCAGGGAGGCCTGCTGTTGGATCTCCAGGGATACCGCCACGAGCCGTATGGAGCCGCAGGACGGGCACCTATACTCCCGCTCCGGGTTGTCGCATACCCAAGGCCATTTCCCGTCCGGATCAATCGCCTCTCCGTAGCGACAGGAATTGCAATAGCAGCGGTAGCGGGCCGGTTTCTGGACCTCGACGAGACTTGGCACGCGAACGCGGCCAACCTCGTCGCAATCCAACTCGTGGGAGCAGTAGAGGGCAATCATCCCAGCTATGAGTTCGTCATCATGGAACCCCTCTTCAGCGCCAAACGACCGTGTATCAAATTCCTCTTTTCGATACGTGGTCATCTCTTTGGCGTAGTTGGCCGATCGGATCACCCACGCCCTAGAAAGCAGCCAGTCCACAGCGGTCTGGTGGAGATAGGCCTTGGTGTTGACCTTGGTCCACCAGTGCCACTTGTGGGTAAGTGGGTTGATGGTTTCCTTATTCTTCCACCGGAAGACATTGGGGTATTGGTAGACATAGACAACGTCGTCACCCGTGGTCTGGTAGGTGTTGTACTCGATGCACATCATCGCTTGGTTGTACCAGAGGCCAATGACGTTGCAATAAAAAGCCAGTTCTTTTGGCTTGGTGTGGTTGTCTCTCCAAAGGGCCACCTGCTCGTCCGGCTCGCCAAGGGCCCGCCCAATCTTATTCACGAAGATGACGCTGTAATCCTGGCCGATCCCCTCACTGACATCCACGCCGATCGTATATAGCCTGTCCGGCTGCGGCTCCTCCCACTCAGTGTAGGGGGTCTCGTCATGACGGTGATCGACGTTACAGCCATTAACATAACACCTACCCTCCAAGCCACCAGCCCCATGTATCTCTCCGGTCTCTCGGTATATTTTCCCTTTCCTGCGGGGGCTGTTGTCGATGGTGGAGCCTACCCATTCCCGGCAGGAGTCATTAAACATCACGTAGCCGCTGACCTGGAATGCCTCCTCGCCGGTCACGGCCTGCTCTTGCAGCCACTGCTTCTTAGCCTTCTCCCCCTGCTCCTCGGCCTGCTCCCGGTTGTCCTGATGCCAGAAGCATTGGTCGTCATTTAGGACCATAGGGACCAATGCCCCCAAGTTACAGCTTGGACAAGGGGCTACCACGGTGGACTCCCCAAACAACGTCACCTTTCGGTATCTTCCGCAGGCTTGGTTGTCACAGCGGAGCCATTCCTTCTTGGCTCTCTCGCGCATCACTATTTCAGGACCCTGAATACTCCACCCCTGCGGAGGAGCTAGTACGCGGGTAGTCTCGAAGAAGCTGGGCAAAAATAGTGGGTACCACTTCGGCCACTTACCAAGGTCGAGACGTCTTTCGCACGCCCTCCACAACTTGTGTGCCGCCCCGCCCGCCCCACGGCCCGTTGACTCCATAAACCCGAATACCTCGGGCTCATCAGCCATTGAGTTTCCGAGGTCCTCATTCACGATCGCTTCGAGATCGTCCTCATCGTAGTCGGTGAACTCGCTATTTGCTACGGCGCACTGGATAGTGCAGAAGTTATGCTCTATGGCATCCACCTCAAGGTCGTAAAACTCTTCACAGTGTCCTCGTCCAACCTTGGCTATCGACACCGCAATCTGGCCTCTTTGCTGGTCGAATGCCCAGTGCGGAGGGGACTTTATCTGCCGAGTTCCGACCACCCACCCCAT